GCTTTGGTGAAGTTCAGCGTCCGCCGGATCAAAGTCGGGATGGCGTCAGCCTGTCCAGCGGCGGATGTCTGGGGACAGGTCGCCCGTCGCCTCGCCGCATCAGTCTTGGCGACGTACTCTTGGAGCGCTGCCGCGGCGAGCACGCCGATCTTGCTTTCTTGGATGGTCAACACCTCTTTGCTCTCGTCGCCGCTGACGATCTCGGGCAACACCTTGCGGACGTCTTGAGCAATAAGGCCGAGAGATGGTGTCGCCGTGCCAATAGCGACCGACACAACACCGTCTTGAACGACCGGCTCGTAGATATCGAACCGACAGAACGCGAGGGAGAGCACCTTGCTGAGTGCATCCGTTAGCTTGGTGATCCCCCTCTTAATGCGGCGATCCGACCCGTTTAGATAACCGAGCGCCGTCACGTTCTGTGTCACGCCAAGAGTGCCGGTGACGCTTGTGTCGCCGTTGTGCGCGATGCCTTGCGCCGTGTCGGTGATGTTCCCGTTCTGCGCCGTCCGGCTGAAATTCTGATATGCCGTGTCGCTGATGCTTCCCTTCGACGACTGCCGAGAAATGTCTTTCTTCGCCGACAGAGTATGCTTGCCCTGCGGGGCCTCGACCTTGACGTTGCCTTTTTTGTCAAAGGTGAGCAGTTGTTTGGCGTTCGGCTTCTGCGGTTGCTGCTGTTGCCCTTGCTGGGTCGGGTCTGATGATTGCCCCTGATTGTTTCCGGTCGAATAGTTGCCGCTTTGGCCTTGGCCCGTCTGCCCAGTCTGCGCCACCGATGCGCCGCCGAGCTGTACGCTGCCGTCCTGCAGGAAGCGGAGCACCGAGCCGCTACCATGAATGAAATGATATTCGCCGGCTTGCACTTGGGCGGGCTGGTCGGCCTTTTGCGAGAAATGGCGATTGGTGACGCGCGGCGTCATCTGATCGCCTTCCTGAAGGCTGACCTCAACCTGATCCTTGATGTTTGGAGCAGCGTAGATTCCGAACTGGTTTCCGATAGCCGCCGCCGTGAGCGGAATCCAACCTGTCTGCGTGCCTTCGGGCTGTAGCTGCACCTTCACTGCATACTGCTTAGGATCGTAGCTCGACACAAGACCGACACGCGATGGCTTGTGCAGCTTTTGCATGGTCCGGTGTATCTCACGCCGAACCGCTGAAAGAATGACCTCGGTGCCAATCATGCGCCGTCATTCCCCGTCTTAGCCTCGATCGTGGTGCGGAAGCCGCCCTCGAAACTAAATTCGTGCGTCACAGAGTCGATGTAGTAAGTCGTGTCCCAAGCAGTGCCGGTCCCGGTGAGATTCAAACTCATGGTGGCGTTGATAGTGACGTCGCCTGGTATGTCGACCTCGACCTGCATTTGAAACGCGCTGGCCAGCGATTGCAGGCGCTGTGCTTGGGCGTTTGCTTGACCTTGCGTGAGCCCTGGAAGGCGCTGAAAAAACCGTGGCATGGCTACCCGCCCGACTCGCCGGTAGATGGCGATTTCTGGTTAGTCGGCCAGCTCGGGACCAAAGTGCTGACCCCTTCCGATATCGGAACGTCGCGGGTGCAGCACAGCGTCATGAAATTGCCGGACGCATACGAAGCCGGCGTCGGCGGAACGTAGTTGATCGTTACTCCGCCTCCGTCCGTGTTGCCGGGCGGCGCATAATAGAGATCGTTGCCGCTCACGTAGACGACATTGCCGTCTCGCTGAGCCATTGAAACCAGCACGTCCCACTCGGATTCATTGTCCGAATTGAACGCATAGTTTTGAAAGTCGAAGGTTTTGCCGGCCATGTCCGACGTGCTGCTGACATGCAGATTGAAGCCATGTTGGGCGGCGATCTGCGACACGACGGATGACGTTGGTTTGTTGGCAAAATTTTCGTCCGACCGAGTCGTGGTCATTTCCATCGTTCGGTCTAGGCCGTGAACCTCAACGATGCGCGTATGAAAGTCGACATTGACCTTGTCGATGTAACCGGTGATCAGCGTGTTCTCGCCGCTGCCGTCGCCGTTGGTCGCCGTAATCGTTGCTGCAATCGGCGTCGCGCTCGACCAATACTCCGCGCCAGGGTTTGACGGGTCGTCGAGCGCGATCGTCGCCGAAAACTCACTAGCGCTCTGATGACGTGTCAAGTGGACGTTGCAAGCCAATAGATTGATGCCGTTGAGCCACGCTCGCGGTTGCCTAACTCGACCTGAAATGGGCATTTATTTATGGGTCCGTTGCGTTAGTATTAACTGCAGGCAGCAACAACTGACCGGGAGGCGGAGCGCCCGATGCCGTAGTGACGATAAAGTCCGGCGGCTCACCGGGAAAGGAGTTCAACGCCGCGATGCGCCACCACTGGGTCGCGTCGCCGAGATAGCGCGCAGCGATATGGAATAAGTTCTCGCCACCAACGACGGAAATGCCGGTCGGTCCCGCTGGCGAGCGGACTGGAAGCGTCGGCGTAGCCATCTCAGCACCTCGTCGCACGTTTGATCTGTCTAGGTCGCCGTGCTATCGTGGACATCAACCGGTAGCGACGTTTCCTCCCGCAACCGCGGCGGTCAACGGGCGAGCGTTCGAAGGCGCTACAAGGCGAGGTTCTGGTTCTCGCTACGGGGGCATTAGTGCGACAACTACCGGTGAAACCGCGCAAGGCCGCCATCGGGTCCTCCGCCGTACTATGTACGTGCGTTACCCTGCCGCGGTTGTTAGGTTGCCAACCACCCGACCCATGTATCCGAGCGAGGTTGTTAGATCGCTCGCCAAGCCGACGTTGTTCTGCTCTGCGATGAATGTCGCGATGCCGTCTTGCGTCGACGCACCAGTGATCGTGTCGAGATTGATGCCGGCAACCGAGCTGTCGGCCGCCTGTTGCGCAGCGAGCAGCGAGTTATACGCCGACTCAGCGGCCACAACGGCGGGCTGGATTTGAGCTAGCGAAGCGTTTTGTATTTGTTTGTTCGGCTGCGCCTGCGCGATGGTGTTGATCGCCGTTTGCGTTGCAGTGATCTGCGTTTGCGTCGCCGCCGGCACATTTGGCAATGCGGCAAGGAAGGCCAATTCTTGGGCCAGCAAAGCGTCGAGTGATGCCGGCGGCCCTGGTGGACCTTGCGCCACGATCTCGCAGGTGATCTTGTAAGAGACCTCCCACTCGTGTTTGTAGTCGGCCTCAAACTCGGAAATGACAACGACGTAGGCGAAAGAGCCCCACACGAGACCAACTTGGCCGCCGGCATCCTTGAGCGCATCCACCGCTCGCGCCCGCGTGCTCGCGGTAGGGCCGAAGAATAGGCCGTGCCACGCTATCGGGTGTGGGTCCGGTCCCATCGCGTCAATGACGCGCTGGCCGCCGAGCTGCTTGTGAACGGCAAGCTGTTGCTTGCCGCCCCAAGGCATGACGTCAGGCACCTCTCGTCGCGTGAAGACGATCGGACCAAGCAGGACAGATGACGCCACGGCTAGATCTCCAGCGGCCGAATGGCCGTGTAGTCAGGAACGCGCGAGCCCTTCGCCACACGATTCAAATCGCTTGACAGGTGCTTGGCCGTGTTCCGTGCCACCACCTTGCCGTCGAGCGTTGTGTAGTTGTGGATCGTCACCGACTTTGACGACGTGGACGGAATGCCGGTGCGCCCGCCACGGTGGCCGAAATGATCACGCAAGGCGTCGCCGTGCATGCCCGCGAGCCCCGTGGGGCCGCGGCGGAACTCGTATTCGCCCAAACCGTGATGGACGATCGCGGCATGTTGGTTTCCGGCCAACAAGTCGAAACCGCCGTTTCCGACGCCGGAAACTATACCGACGTGCGAACCTGTTTGGCCTGGATGAGCCATACCGCCAAAGCGCGAGAACTTGCGCACGGCGATATCGCCCGGACGAACGTTTGCCGGGTCAACGTGCTGCCCCCACGTGAGCCAATTGCTGGCAACTGCAGCGCCGTGCGGAGGCGTGCCGCCGGCAGAGTGCACCACTGAGGCGGTGAATTCGCCGCACCAAGCTCCAGATTTGGGGTAGCCTTGCGCGGCCATGAACCGCTGCAGGTCGGCGCTAGATCCGCCAGCGTGCAACAGCGCAGCGGCGCCACTCAAGACGCCGTGCGGAACCGCCGCAATGTCTTGAGCAACACCACCTACAGGCTTCCACGAAAACGTGCCGTTGGTTGGGAAATTGCCCGTGGTATAGCCGAACGCCTTCGCTGCTGTAGCATTGATATCGATGCCGCGGCCCGTCCATTTGGCGGGGCCGAGATCGACCTGCGTTAGATCCAGCGTCTTGCCGTTGGGCGCTGTGACCATAAAGTGCTGACCGAGCGTGCTTCGGCTTGGCAGCGCAATTCCCGGCACACTCTGCGGCAGGCCGGACGCATTGCGGCCGTTGTCCTCAGAGTCGTGCCAACCGGGTGCAAAACCGAACCACGAGCCACGCCCAGAGCTGCCGCCTCTAATCGGGACGTCGCCCATCGGGCTCGCGACAGCCGAAGAAATCCGAGGACCTGTGATGCCGCTCGTGTAGCTCGCCGGCCACAAACGAGCGCCGCCCGCGCCGCCGGGGTGGTACAACATGGGACCGGGAATCGGGTCTACATACGGCGCTTGACCGGGAGCTGGTTTATCGCCGCCAACGAGTCCTTTGACTTTGTCCCAGACGGACACAATCATGTCGCCGAGCGATTTGATGCCGCTCGCTAAACCGTCGAAGGCGGCCTTCCAAGGAACAGCAACAATCGCGGTTGCCAGAGCGCCGATACCTAAGACGAGCCATCCAGCAGGTCCGAGGGCAGCGACAATCGCAACGCCGCCGGCAGCGATGAGAGAGGCGCCAAGTAGGGCGAATCCTTCAGCAAGGTGCTTGAGCGTATCCGGATTCATGCTGCGGAAGACTTCAGTCAGCGACCTTAGCGCGTCCGTCATCTTGTTGATGACCGCAACCTCCGCCTCGCTGTTTGGTCCAGCGATGGCATACAGCAAATTTTGCCACGCGGTCGACAGGTTGTGCAGCGATTGCTCGACGTCTTGACTGTTCGCAACACCGAGCGAACCGTCAAGGTCCATGCCGCCTTTGATGCGCTCACGCTCACTCAACATTTGCTGCATGTTGCGAATCCAGTCGGCAGACGCGCGCTGTGTCGTTTGTCTAGTCAACAAACGGAACAGCTCATTCATCTGTTCTTCTGGATCTTTGATGCCGCGAGATTCCATGGCGGGAATAACAGTGTTTTGTACCCAGCTTAGCGGGTCGTCGCCAATCTGCGACGTCAAGCGTCTGGACGCTCCCGGAGTAAGCACAACATGGCCGCCATCTTTGTGCCACTCGCCCGCAGTGATCAAACCAAGCCGTTGCATTTCCTCAGCGTTGCGGGTGTACATCGTCCCGCCGGCCATTTGTTGGTACAATGACATCATCGCGGTGCCAGCGCGACCGCCGCCCATGTACTGCGACGTGATGCCCATCGTGATCAAGCCTTCGTCACTCAAGTGCATGAGTGACGGGCCGCCTTGCTGGGCCATTTGCAGCCACGAGTTAGGCGACACCATGTTGTGCGTCGCGGCTGTCACTTTGGCTGCTAGGCTCAAAAAGTGCTGGAAGCGATCAACGTCGAGCTGGTGCGTCTTTGGGTCGGTAAACTGACCAAGCATATCGGCCGAGCGAACCATCTTCATCATGTCGCTGCCGTTGACGTCGAAATTGCCGGTCGTGTTTCCTGTAGCTACGGCAAACTTAGCAAGCGGCTCCATTAGTTGAAGCGCCGCATCCTTGCCAAATGGAGAATAGGCGTTCGCGTAAATCTCAAGCGCTTGTTCCTGAGTAATGCCGCGCACGTCGCGCGTCACTTGGATGGCGCGCCGATTTATCTCACCTGTTTGCGCCGCCGACATGCCGAGCTTTTGGATCTGCACCAGCTCGTGGCTCAAATCCTTCGTCGCCTCGACGATATCCTTGATCCCGCTGAGCATCTTATCGCCGGCCCAAACACCGAAGGCGCCAGCAATAGCGAGCTTTAGCTTGCTGAATGATCCAGTGAGTTGATCAACCTTGGTATTGACCCCGAGCAGCCCGGCGGTCAACGCCTGCAGGACTTGCACATGGTTGGTCGACATCGCTATATTGATGCCGATCTTATATGCTTCAGTCATGCGGACCTCGGAGGGCGTTTAAACATGCGCGTGTGGATCATGATCGCACTGTATGCGATCACAAAGCAGCCAAGGCGGGTAAGGGTTGGTCCGAGCCGGCGCCGGGCGGTGCCATGGATTTACAGGCATCCCGGCAGGTTCGTTCTGCTGCTGACAGCAACGTTTTGGATTCTGGGGATGCTTTACGTGACTGCCCACGCAGCCGAAAAGTCCGACCGCTATTGCGTGACCGACACGGAAACCCAGTGCTGGATTGATCGCAATCGTCAAGCGCGCGCGGACATGGAAGAAAAAATGGAGCCATGCTTCGTGCATGGGACTGACGCCGACTGCCTGTTTGCCAAGGGTTGGCCATGCCTCTGTATGAAGACGAGAGGTTCCGTCCCGATTGGATCTATCGTCCGGCAAAAAAACTAGGGCTCTAGCTTTGGCTCTGGAACAAGCATTCCGGCAGGCAACAGCGCCTTGACGACCACGTGCCCGACAGCGTGCGCAACCTCTTTCTCGGTGTGCACCGCTGCCTGCGCTAGAAACGAACGCGGCGGGATTCTCGACGTCCCTAGTTCCTGATAGACGGCAATATCTTCGTTCGAGCCGACCGCCGCTTCCTTATCGGAAATGACAGTGTGCTTTATCGAGTCGCGCAGCTTGCCAGTGCGCAGCAACGGCTCGTCCGCCGAGAATCCCTGCCTTTCACGTTCCGCCTGCGTTGACTCGGCTAGCTCTCGCCAGCCGTAGTCATACGTTCCGATGACGCGCTTCGACTCTTTCTCGATGATCTTGCAAGCGTCTTCCAACGCTTCTCGCTTATGTTTGTCGACCTCGACGATTAGTTCCGTGGCTAACGCCGCGAAACCCAAGAGCGTGAATTCCCCGGCCATCAGTAGTCATCCTTTTCAAACTGCAAGGTGTCGTAGTTGAACTTGCCGCCTTCAAAGATGCCAAAGATGACCGACCAAGCGAAGCGGTCGTCCCGTGGTAGGGAGAATGCCACGTCGAACCCCGTTTTTAACGAGCCATAGGCATTCCTTTAGCTCGGGGTCACTTACAAATTTCGTAGAGTCTCGTCACTGCTTTCAGTCGGCGCGAGTCCAAATTTCTCGCTCAAACACTTACCGACAGCCTCGAAGCCCTCGTCGCCGAGACGATCAATCAGGACCTCGACCTCGCGCTCACTATTTGGCGGCATAACCTCTTGGCCGTCAAGATGACGAACGCAAGCGGCCAGCATCGCGTAGCCGAGCACGTGCGGATTGCCGGCGTTATCAGCGCCAAGCATTTTCAAGAGCCGGTAGCGAGCAAGCGCGGTCGGCTTGACAACGCCAATGCGACGGCCGCGGCTGTCATTGCATTACTCGACTGCGTTCGCAGCCTTGGTGACCTGCTCGGTTGGGCTCTCTGAAACTGTTCTTATAGTTGCTTTTGCCATTGTTACGCGACCCTTGTCCTACGTCCTGCGGTCCACTCGACGCGCTGCGAGATTTTGCGGTCGGCGGTCGCCGCGCCCGGATCGTCAACCCAATACATCACGTCGTCATAGCGATATTGGGAGGTTGACCCGTTCGTCTCGGTGATGCTCTCAAGGATGGTTCCAGAAGCAACGTTCTGGCCCGCCCAGAAATTCGCCTCTTGCGACGCCTGGAAGGTGTCGAGAGTTGGATCCTGACGGTCGACTGAGAACGTGCCGCGCCATCCGTCCGGCATGTACAGCGGGATGGGAGGCGAGTTGAGAGGACGTGAATAGTCCTCTCGCTTGCCCGGACGCTTGTCGAAAGCGGTGATTGCGGAAGCGGGAATCACGATTGACGTTCCACCCGGCCCCGAGATCGTGACGGTTACGTCACGACCGACTGTGTAGCCATTCACAGGCATGTGGTGATGCTCCTAATGTTGGAGATTAGCTAATAGCGGTGGCGCCGGTGGTGCCGGTGATGCCTGTCGGCAACTGACTGGTGATGGTGACGGTCTGACCGCCCTCAAGGTCAATGATGAAATACCGGATGACGGCTAGGTAGATCACCTTGCAGTACGCAAACTGATAGCCTAACGCGACCAGCGTTTGCGGGTTGTTCGACGAGTCGAGGGTGACTTGGAATGCGTCGGAACCGTCCGGCGTACCAATCATGCCAAGCGACTGCAGGTTCGAGAAGAACGCGCTAAGCGTCGTCTTAGCCTGCAAGCGCTCTTGCGCCGTCTGCAACTGACCGACGTAGTAGCCGCAACCTTGGGCGATCGTGCGCGCGATGAAATAGGTCATGCGCGTGTAGTTGTCGCCGTTAACCGCAAGGTTTGACGACGAGTTGATGCCGAGCCGGCAGCCGAAATAGTTGCCGCCCACATTCGGGTTGCAGATAACGTCGATACCGGCCGCGGACAACGCCTGCAGGTCAGCGCCAGTGTACTGGATGCCGGTTTGGGATTTCTGCGTCCCAACAATCCCGTACATCTGCTTGTTGAGCGGCGACTGATTGGGCGATTGGTTGCCCATGATGCCGAGGATGAAGCCCTGCGGCGACGTCAGCCGCTGAGCGCCAGTCACCGGGTCGTTGATGTAGACCCAATCACCAAACATCAGCTTGAACGTAAAGTTGTCGATGCCGGCGTTGGCCTTGATCGTGGTCGCGTTCGCAATCGTGTCACCAACCGGACCCGTGCCGACCATATAGATGCCCTCGCTCGTGCCGAAGGCGATTTGCGTGGTCCAAGTGGTCGAGTCGTCACAGTCGACGAGCCCTGCGAGCGAGATGAGCGCCGCGCGCATGGCGTACATGCCGGTGCGCGGGATGGCGTCCTGACCGATCAGGGCCGGCGTTCCGTAGGCGCCGATATTGGCAGGCGCAGCGCCGTCATTGCCGCCGGCAAGTGTGTAGCTCGCAGCCGTGGGAGCCTGCGTGCCGACGCCAGCCGTCGCGGCGATGCGCTGCGAAGGGCCACGATACCCGGAGACGCCGTTGTTGATGGCGTTCGCCATGTTGAGCCAATAGGCGATATTGGCCTGCACCGTGCCACCCGAGCCCGTGCCGCCGACGAGCGTAGCGATCGGCGCGCTGGCGTAGCCTTGGCCGCCAGTCTGAATGGTCGGCTGACCGAGACCCCAAGTCAGGTTGAACGTTGCGCCAGTACCAGAGCCGGTCGTTGACGTCTGCGCCACCGGGTTGGCAGGAGCCGATGCGCCGGCATTCACTTGGCCGGGGTTGACTACGGAAAACGTCGTGGCGACGCCCGAGGTCACCGTCAGCACCTTGAGGGTGACGCCGCTGCTAAGCGTGATCTGGTCGTTGGCCGCGTAGCCGGTGCCGCCGGAACCAATGGTCGGCGTGCCCGACACGGCAAGCGTCGGGTAAGCGACAGCCTGAACGCCGTTGCCGAGTGTCGGTGCGCCAATCGTGATCGCTGCCGGGCAAACCGTATAGGTGCCGGCCGTCACGTTGAAGCCAACCACGCCTTGCGTGATGTTGTCGAAGATTTCAGGCACCATCGAGCCCATGGTAACGATGGCGCGCTGCGATTGCGCCTGCGAACCGGGTTGGAACGTGGTGACAATGCTGTTTCCGCCGGAGCCCGTATAACGAGACGTGAGCGTCAAGCAGTTGGTTTGGATCACAACCGAGGCAGCCGTGTCGGTTCCGTCAGTAACGCGCACGCACCGGAACGCTTGCGCGCCCTGCTGCGTCGCGTTCCACAACGCCGTGCCCATGTCATACTTGCGCGGCTGCGGCAGACCAAACTGCGCGGTGTAGCCCTGATATCCGCCGACGATGGCCGGGACGTTAGTAGGTCCCCAAACAGCTGTCCCAACTAGGCCAATGATGTTGGACGGGACGCCGTTGATCAGTAGCTGCGGCGGGATGATTTGGACAATCAAATCCGGCACATTCAGCGCCGCCAGATTGATTTGGCCCTGTTGGACGATCTGAGGCATCGCGGCCTAATCCTTTTCCAGACGAAACGGTTTGTTGTTAGTGTAGTTTGCTTAGTTTGACTGCGCGATCTCGCACGACGTCAAACCATACTTGAGGCGGACTCTGTTCGAGAAACGCGGGGTCGGTGTTAGGCTCGAACCTAAAGCCGGACTCGGCCGCCATGTCGTAAAGCTCCGGGCAGTGACGCTGTACTAGATCAGCCAAGCTGTCGCCGCCCAGAACGCTCTTGCCGGTGATTGCGTGCTGCAGCGTCGTGCAGATTTTGACGTATAGGTCCGGGTCGCACTGAATAAGCGGAGCGCGTGCAACCGGCGTCACTTGCTGGCCCCAGCATTGCGCTCGGCAATCTCGGCATCGGAGCGATAGAAATCGCCGCTCAGATGCTCGGGATGCGGATAGCGCTGCACTACATGCTGCGGGTGACTCGCCTTGACCTGCGAGATGACTGCGGGGTCCGTGATGTGGTCGCCCCGCTTGTAGTCGCCGAACGGCTCGGTCACAGTGAGATGATAGGACATTGCTTAACCTCAGCTATTGGCGTCCACGATTGGCGGCGCCGGATTTGTTGGGAACGTGACAACCGTTCCGTCTTGCGTGCTTGCGGCTTGCGTCTGCGTCTGCATAGAGCCGATTTCGTAAGCCGGCGTTTGCAGCGTGGTTGCGTACTCGACCCAATAGAACAAGTCGCGGCGGTAGAGCCCTTCGGCCTGCGCCGTGTCCATCGTGATCGAGCGCTCGTAGTGGATGTATCCGTATTGCTGGTCAGGCAACAGGACGCGCGGCGATGACGAAAGAACGGGATCAATCACGTTGATGACGGCGACGCGCCAAGCGTCGGCGTCGCTCGACGCGACATTGCACGGCGGCGCCCAAACCGTGACCTGAAAGCTTTTTTCTTGCCGCTTGGTCTCGGTGATGACGGTGCCCTGCCCCGCGACGCGCGCCGTGATTTGGCGGCCCGTTGGCAGCGTGACGACAGCGCCCGCGCTCGTGGTGCCGGGGAACGCTGCGGAGATTAGCGCCGCAAGTCCTGCGGCGATTGACGCCAGCGTGTCGTTTGCCTGTACGGCGTAGCTCGTCACGAATTGCATCCCGACGAGCACAACCACGTTCTGCGGAACCGACACCGTGCCGCCGATCGTAATGGTGTTGTTGAACACAGACGCGGTCAGCGTGTGTGTTGGGTTGACTTGCCAGTAAGCGCCGTAAGGATGGTTTGAGGTGGTGCGCTCGACCCCGTTTCGCGTGGCTACCGATACGTTAACGAAATTGCCGTCTATGGCCGCTTGCTGCGCCTGCGGCGTCGGCCATCCGCGGAACACCTTGCACGGCACGCCGCCTGCGCACGCGCCTGATGTACCGTTGGGATAGAGCGCCGCCGCGATCACGCCGACAAGCGCGTTCTCGACGTCGACCTCATCAGCCATCTTACATCGCCATCTCTAAGGCTAACAGACGATAGCCAAAGTTTGTCCAAGTGTTTTGATAGACCTGATAACGTTGGCCTATGTCATCAACCACGATGTCATTTTTGTTGATGGTCCCGAGCGACAGGGCGCTGGCCGAAATCAGGATGCGCATGTATGGCAGCCCGGTTGTGGCCGGCAGGTTGGAAGGCGTCACCCTTCCAACGCGGTCATACTGGATTGACGCCGGAACATTCAACGCGATAACCGTCTCGTTCGCTGGCTGGTCCCCTCCAAACGCCTGCGCGCCTACTGACGACGCGGCCGGGACGTTCTGGCGGCGGACGGAGATCGTGCGCGGGTACAGAAAGGACATCAGACGAACCGCCGAGCCTTGTACATGTCAAGCTGTTGCTTGGTGTCGACGTCGAGCAACGTAGCCTCGAAACGCTGCAACATGGTGTCGCCAGCTTTCGCCACCTTGATGCCGCCTGCCATGTTCTGAGTGTTGAGCCCGGCCTCGATGATGTTCGCAGTAACCTGCTTGATGATCGGCGGGATATTCGCCTGATTGAAGCCCGCGACATAGAAGATGCGCACGTCGCTGTAGTAGGCGAGGAAGATGCCGGACGGAATCCAAACCTCATTGGTGATTTCGCTGAAATCCGCAGCCGAAGGGTTCCACGGAATCCACTCGGGCGGCCCGCCGAACGTCTGCATAAGCGCGAGCACGCTTTGGTCCGCGTACAAGCCCGCTTGCTGTTCACTGCGGCGCCCGTAGCGATAGGACCCGAGCCCTGAATGAATGCGGACAATCGGCCAGCTTCCGACGCGCGTGATCGAGCGCTTGGGCGGCAGCGTCTTTTGCTCGCGGATGACAATGCCGAAATCGAGTGTCGCGCCTTGCGCGTGGTTGTTCGCCACGCTTTGCAGCATGATCGAATTCGGCTGCGTGCTCGAAACAACGCACGCTTCGCACGCGCTCGGATTAGCGCGATCAAGAATGACAACGTCGCCCACCGAGCCAAACACGCTGAGCGTGGAAGCGCCGGCAATCGTGACCTGCACATTCTGGCCCGGCTGAATGGCAGCAGGTAGTGTTAGCGACAGCGAAGGCGACAGGCCCGCCATATAGCACGGCAGGCCCGCAGCATCAGGCATCCATTGCAAGCCTTCCTGACGGCCCAGATATGCGTCAATCAGCAGCGAAGCGTTTAGAAGAATCTGCTGAGCTGTCGCATTCGGCACGCCATAGACGGCGAGATCCGAGCCGGCCAGATAGGCGGAGGGCATGGCTAATGCTGTTTCCGTTCGGACGTAGGTTGCTAACTGGGGAATTTTGGACTACCATTCCCGCTCGGAGATTGGTCATGCACCGGATGGCCGAGGAGCTGCTCAAGCGTCGGGACCGCTGTTTTGAGAAGGCGGAAAATGCTCCCACCGAAGCTATTCGAACCCGTCTGCTGAGTGTCTGTTACCTCTATGAAATTGACGTCGATCTGCTCTGTAGAGCACGCCAATGCATCGCCGACAGCAAGGAATTGATCGCCAAGACCGAAGCACTGTTAAGCCGTCGGTAGCCAAGGGCCGCTAGTGGGTCAAAGCAACCGGTAGCACGCTTTACGCCGACTGACCTTCGAGGAAAATGCGCTCGCCGCGCTCGTCAAACACCTCTTCAAGAGGCTTGCCGAAGCGATCAAACAGTTGACGCACCTTGCGCAGCATGCGGTGCTTGTGAGCAATGCCGCGATCGACCATGTACTTGCCATCCGCGTCTGCCACATCGGCGGCGCCGAAGGAAAACACGATTTCGATCTGCTTTGCGCTGCCGTCCGCGTTTGTCCAATCCCTCGGCAGCTCGCCACTGACGAACTTGGTATCGGCGGCGGGCGCGATAGTGACGACATAACGGGCGGAATGCTTGGCGTTGTCGCCGTGCAGGTAAACTTTCATGTTTGGGACTCCTCGACGATCACCTCATAGAGTAGGCATGCGGCCGTTTTCGCCGACTTTTGCCGCCCATGTGAGGCATCAAAAGAACAGCGGCCCCGGTTGGTTACGGGACCGCTGCGTTTAAACAGCGTTTAAACAGCCTTATGGCCGCTGGACGCCGACAACCGCGTGCGCGTAAGAGGCACCCTTCGCGATGACGCAGTTGAAATGAACGCCCACATACTGGCCGGTCAGGTTAGCAAGCAACCCGAGCTGGAAGATGCGGGGATTCATGTTGCCGTCGCCGCCGTGAACGGTGGGCATCTCAATTTCCGACTCAGTCACGATGACCGCGGCATAGGTGTTGTTGCCGGTGGGCGGAGCCGAGAAGCCGTACAACGCACCGGCCCATTTCTGGAGCCACGGGTCGGAGATGAGCGGAAGGTCACCGACAACAGTCGAGATCGCCTTAACGCTCACGCCGGCAACCGCGACGGTGCTCAGCTCAATGTGCTGCGCCTTCGACTCACGGTCGATGTAGTCAGCGAGAACCGGGTTGAGGTAGATCGCGGTCGGCTTCACGACAAAGTCGGTGCGAGCCGCCATCTGCGCAACCTGCGACTTGAGGCCGTCGACAATCGACGCGCCGGGCGCAATCACGGCCTGAGTCGTGATCTGCGACAGCAGTCCAACGTACTGGGTCGTGGTCGGGCTCGACAGCGAGGTGTCGTTGCCGTTCCACACTGCCGGAGCTTCGGCCACGAGGATCGCGTTGACGATGTCCTCGATATCCTTCGCCTCAAGGCCAGCGAACTGACCCTGCATGCGCGTCACGTCGACGTCGAACAGCGAGAGGTTGGTCTGCGCAGTGATCGCCTTGATGAACGCCGCACGCTCGACGCGGTTCGGGCCGGTCGGAGTCGGGTTGATATTGCGCGGGTCGGTGAATGCCGCCGACGCAATGGCGAGCTGCTCGAAATACCGGTACGGGTGACCCGTCGCCGGCTTCCGATCAACGCGCTGTACGAAGATAGAATGACGCCGCACCATGTCCACGATTTCGGACTCGTAGCGGTTCACTTCGATGGCGCCGTTACCAAGAAAGTCGGCCGCTGCCGAAATATCCTGGAACTGCGCTCGGAACTTTCCAGCCATGTTAGTTACCCAATTGTTTGGTGATGGCGATTAGTCGAGCAGACCGTTCTGCGTGAGACCGGCTTTGACCTGCAAGCGAGTTGCGAACGGCAGCTCTTTCAGTGCTGCGTCGACGCTCGCAAGCGAGAACTTGCTTCCGTCTTCGGGAGCCTGGAGTCCGGCCTTGGCAAGCAGTGTGGTGATGCTGGCAGGCAGAGTCTTGCGCTCTGGCGCCTTGGCATCGGCAACAGCCGCAGCCTTGACGTCGGCAAGCTTGGTCTCAAGAGCCTTGAGACCATCGGCGAGCGGCTTCACCATCTCGTCGAGTTTCTTTGCCAGCTCGGCAACAGCGTCGGCCTTGTTGTCGGCCGCCGCGTTCACATAGTAGTCGTGATCGCGATAGACATGCGGAACCCTACCGAGAGCCGCAGACGCGCGAAGGTGACCAGCAATCTTGCGCAGCGCGACTGCGTGTCCGTTGTTTGGATCGCCACCAATGCCGGCGGCTTCCATGCTGGCTGCACATGCTTCGCACGCCTGCGCGTGCGGCTCAACGACTGACATAGCGTTCGCCTCAACCTTTGCAGCTCCCTTCTTTAGTTCTTCAACAGACGCCGCCATCTCGGCGAACTGTTTGTTCAAGCCTTCGAGTCCGGCAGACAGACCCTCCAGCACCTTTTTAAACTCTTCGTTCATCTCATCTTCCTCGGCAACTGCCGCGATTGATGTGGTGCGATAGGCCGCCTTGTCCTTTCGCAGGATCGCGGCGCCCGTGAAAACGCAATCGGTAATCACGCAGGGGTTCGCATCGGGATCGTTGGTGTAAAGATTGCGAGCCTCATAACTAAAGCCCAGCAAATCTTGACTAGCCTTAATCTCGGCAGCGGCCTCTGGAAAATCGGCTGCGTAAATGAAGCCTTCAATTACAATTGCGTTCCCTTCGATGGTGGCCGCCGTTATTACTCCGATCTTGGCCTGTGGGTCGTGCCCGTCCAAATTCGGTTCGTAGTCGACAGCCATACCGAGCAGGGATTGCAAAGCCTTCTCTGCGGCTTCTGCAGATATCGTAATGAGCCGGCCGCCGCTACCTTCCGGCGGTCGGTCAGAGGGCTCATCAATTCGTGTCAGGACGCCGCTAAACGGCATCTTGTTTGGATGCCCGTCGCCGAGCGAAATGTTCAACGACATAGCCTGCAGGACTAAAGGCCATTTGAGCTTGCCGGCGTCCCACTCGTCTGTGCTCAACCCGAGTTGCTCGGCGCGCTCTTTGATACGGCGCCGCGCCTCTGTGCGCTCAACCGGAGTTAAGCCCTTGGTCGCGTGCGCGTGGTCCCACGCGAAACGCACGGCCGATGCGTCGTGAATTCGCAGCGCCCGCTTTTCAGGCACCGCATAGTCATCAGCCGAGAGCATCATGTGTTACACCTGCGGCGCGTTCAAAACAGTCGCGAGCCCGGCGCGGAACTCACCGAACACGGTAGCGAGCCGCGAATAGAAAGAGTGTTGTGAGTGATCCTGATCCTGCGCCGACGAACGCGCGTTGTATTCGAGTTCGGCAATCATGCCGGGCAAGTCATCAGCCATGTCTCCGATCACTGCGAGCAGCGCTGCGCTGTCTAAGACCTTGTCGTCTGCAACAGCGTGATCTGCCACGGCGGTCTGCTCGACAACGGCAGCCGGCTTAGGCTCGGCTGCCGCCACGGTGCCGGTATTGCCTGACACCGCAGCGGCACCACGGTCCGCGGAGGAGTCGGCGCGGGCAGACTTGTTTGGTTGCTTGGCCATATGACCACCTCGCTTAATAAGCAACGTAGATTCTCGAGAGTACTTCTACAGCGACGAATTCTTCAGTTGATTAATTGTTAGCTTTAAACAAATTTCTCAGATCTGTACAATGGTGTATTCTTTTGCACAATTCGCTGATGTAAACAAACAAACGGATAGGACATCTCAGGAGATAGATATGAAGGTAGGAATCGGCCTTGTGGCCTTGTTGGGACTCGTCTGCTATAGCGAGTCGAACGCGGTCGCTCATGACCTGTGCATCCAAATTTTCGGCGGCCCTTCATACGCCGCGCTCAAATCTCCTAAGCTTCAGCTTAACTGCTGCCCACCCGATCCGTCGGAGGTCAACACCTGCGCGCCGTTGAACGGCGTCGAAGAAGGTGGCCTAGGCGGGATGATCACCGGCACTGGTTGCCTAAGCAAAAGTGGGGAGCATTTTTTTTACCATTACGTATACCACAGTTTGTACCAACCATTTGTTTGGGACCCCAACCTCAAAGCATACTTTGAGACTGGCGTCTGCCGATTCAGAATGGGGGCCCTTGGGGGACGCCTTTCAGGCCGGTGCCGCGGAACGGCTTTGACGAATCCGGCGCCTCCAGGCAAGACCGGCACGTTCATTCAGGATGCAGTTCTTTGGCCGTGTAGTCCGGGCGCTTCGGACGTACCTGACGGCGATGAGCCCCAATAAGCCCGCCGTCGAGGTTCATGCTACTTCCGATCTAACAGTGCTAGTAGCGAGTAGCGCTGTTGGCGGGCGTGTGGACAACGCGCGCCGCGATGGCACGCATTCGCAAGCACGCTCTGACGGCCTGCATGTCGACCATCAGGGCTCTTGTACCGCTTCGCCGACCCGAGGATTTCGCCTGTTGGCGCCTGCGACTGGTTGGACTGCCGGAGCGATCGAAGCAGCACCTATAAGCACGTCCCGATCGGCTTGATGCGCCAACGACCGCTTTTGGCACATTCCAGCCATGTTCCGGCCCGATCGTGAATGGACGACAAACCAACCGGAAACAGCAGGCAGTTATCGCTTATCCTAGCCGGACTACGACAACGCCGTGATTTGGTTGGTCAGCGTGGTGGCGTTGGTCGAGTCGCCGGCCGGAGTTAGGACGTCGGTGACCAGCACGCTCAAGAGCTGCTTTAGGTCGTCGCATTTGGCCTGCGCAACAACCATCAGGCCCTTAGCGTCAATCCCAAGCGTTTCCGCCTGAGTGATATCACCGGCGGTCAGAGTGACGCCGGCAAGAGTGGCTTTAACGCCCATGAGTGCGTTTCCCTACGAAAGGTTGGTGATGAGCGTTTGGAACGCCGTGATGTTCGCGTCGCCGGCCTGCATGTCCTTGATGATTTCCTTCAAGGTGATGATCAGGTCCTGCGCCTGCTGCTGCGCTTGCGTGATCTGCTCAAGCGGATAGCGGCCCGCCTTCAGAGCGGCCGACAGATGTGCAGGGGCAACGGTTGTCGTTGCGAGTGATGTTTTCACCCCCATAGCTTACCCCACAAGCCAAACGTTGAACGAGCTGGCCGCGACCGTGTAGCTGGTCGAAATCGGTGTCAGCACGACGTTGAAGCCGGTGCTGGTCCGGGCGTTCACAGCGGCAACGATGCCGGGTTGGCCGCAATCAACATACACGGCGTAGTTAGGCGGCAACTGGCTAGCAAAGCTAACCGCAGTCGTCACAGCAGCGCCAGCGGCGCCCCCAACGTTGGCGACCGCGAGCTGCAAGCCGCCCTGCAATCGATCGAGCATGTTCGGCGTGCTGCCGTCAGCAAGGTCGATATCATGAACTGAAAAAGGCATTTCTCACTTGTCCTTCTTTGACGTCTTGCCCTTCGGCAATTTCGGGTCGTCGACCTCACCGGCTCCACGCGCCGCGTTGAGCGCAATTTGCACGTCGGCGAATGTCATATCGCCCCACTCGTGTTCGGCGGGGGCCTCGCCTAGCCGTGCCCTGTACTGATTCGGCGTGATGGCGTTGCCCTCATACCGAATCTTGTAAATGCTCGCATTCGCAAGCTCGTCTTCGCGATCAAGCCCAACGAACTTGAACCGTAGCTGCGAGAAGCCGAGCTTCATATGAAGCACGTCGCGCGTCAGGTGCGACGAGATTTGCGACGCGCACGGCTTGATTGCTTGGTTCCAGTCGCGATCTTCGTTGACCTCGCCCTGGTTGCGGTTCACGTCAGCGTCGACACCGAAATTCATCGGCGACAGGTCAAACGCAGCGGCCAGCGTCCTGATAAGAAAGCGCTGGTACTCAAGAAACATCCCGTTGTCGCCTTCGGGATAGAGCCGATGCACCTCAACGCCGCGCTTCGATTTCTCGTCGGAGCGCCCGCTAGAGCCGATGGCCGTGATCGGGACCTTGCCTTGGCCCTCGATATCGTTCATCCAGTAGCTTCGGAACGTGTCCAAGTCGCCCTGCGTGTAACCTTCGCCCAAGTCGAGCAAGATTGACGAGCGTTGGTTGCCGGCAACGTTGCCGGTCGACTCCGCGACCTGCAGAATGTTGTTGATCGTGTCAAACGCCATTTCGAGCGGGCCAAACCCGAACGGCGTAGCTGTCGACGCATTCGGACGAATGTACATCAGCTCGTCGTTACGCAGCTCTGCGACGGTTCCGCCTCCGAATGCCGTTCCGTAGCCGACAACTTGCGCGTATCGCGCTTCGTCGCGTCCGCCAGCCCAAGCCGGGTAAATCTGAATCGAGAGCCCGTCGACCGGGAACATCCACAAAGGGCGGATCTTGTCGCCGCCAAGCTGCAGCTCAACCGCCGCCGCACCGACCAAATAGTCTTCGACCACCTGTTCAATGAACGACTGGAAACTGTCGTCATAGTTCGGATGGTTGAAGCAAGTGGTTGCTACCTCGATTTGCTTTTCGAGTTCCGAGTTCAATTCGATGCCGTCAAGCGGCGTAATTTCCCAATCAAGCATCTTGATCGGGTTCTTAATCGCGTTGATGGCCCGGCGCGCAAACGGTGCGTGCGAGAAATAGCGCAGATTACGCGGTGTCGGTTTATAGAGATAGCGCCACTTGTTGTTGCGCATCCCCAATTGCATGAGCGTCGGAAACGGCCGCGTCTCACGCTCGGGCATCTTTGGCGGTCGCCCTCGGCGTCCGCGCTTGAGTCCGAAGAGGGATTCGAGAAAACCCATATGCTCGACCCCTCACGCCGATGTAAATAGCGGCCGTCGCTCGTCAGGCTGCACCATCAGCTCGGTCAGCGCCCACACCAGCGCGTCCATTCGATCGGGCGAATAACCCATCGCCTTTCGATCAAAGTCGGCCGTGAAATCGCACATTTGATCTTCGAGCTTGTCGAAGATGCCCACGTGATGCACGCGCCCTTGCTGATAAAGCGAGCTAACCGGCTCCGCTCTGACGAACTTGCCTTTAGACGCCCATACGCGGCCATAGCTCACATTGCGATCAACCATCCGCAACGTGTTCTCGACCATGTCGCCGCCGTTGTTGACCTCAGCGACGACACGATCAGCTTGGCGCGCTCGATAGAGCGATATCGCTTCGCTGGCCCACTCAAGAGGCGCTAGGACGCCCGACACGTCGTCGAGCACGTATCCGCGGCCGTCCGCGCCGAGCCCGGCTGCGATGATGCCAGTTTCATTTGAATCGTCTTCGCTCGACATCGCCGGGTCGATAGCGACCACGATGCGCTGCAGCTCCGGAATCTCGTGAAGCTTGCGGCGATGCTCGTCTATGACCGAGCGGCGCCACAATGCGCCTTCAAGATCCTCTAGGATTTCAGCGTTAAGCTCTTGACGACCGAGCCGCGTGCCTTGGTACTTGCGGACAATCCGCTCAAGGAACTTAGAAGCAAGGTTCGCGGCGTTGTTGAGTGTCGAGCCCCGCGTTATCACGGTGCCCGGCTCTTTCATGATATTCTTGAGTAGCAAAATCGGCCGCGGCGTGGTTGTTATGCACGTCTGCGGATTGTCGCCGAGTCGCAACCCGAACTGTAACTGATCCCACGTGTCTTGCGCGTACTGCCACTTGGCCAGCTCGTCGCACCATGCCGCGTCATGCTGCGGCCCGCGAAGCTGGTCGGGCTCGACCGCGTTGTAGAGCGTCGCAATCGCGCCGTTCGGCCAAGTCAGGCGCCGCTTGCTCGGCTCGTAAATAGGCCGGAAATCCGCCGGGTGTACTTGTAGGACGCCAGAGCCTGCGGTTGGGTCCGACAGCATCTTGCCGTCGCCGACCATAACGTCCCGAGCGTCGGCCGCGGTCTCGGCGATCAGTGCAACATGGCGCCACCGTCCGCCGGTTAGCGGGGTGTCGCCGCACATATTCGCGCGGACCCATTCAGCGCCCGTGCGCGTCTTGCCGAAACCGCGGCCGGCAAGGATTAGCCAGTTGTCCCAAGTTCCCGGCGGCGCTATCTGCTCGGGGCGCCCCCAGAAATTCCAATCGAAATCCAGCGAGGCGTAGTCGTCTTGCGTGTAGCCAGCAAAGACCGCGTCGCGTTCTACCTGCGGAAGTTGAGCGACCTTTTCCGCAAGCGATAGCTCGTCGAATGTGCGCACGTCAAATTCTGTAAGCAGCCGGCGGCCTTGGGAGCTTTGACTCTCCCCAGCGCGGCGATTAAAATCTCGCGCCGATAGCTAGCCTCACCCAACCAATGGGGCCAAACGGGCGGGAGGGGTTATCGTGGGACATATCTTTCTAGCATTCGTGCTCGGAGCCGTCGGCGTTTTTTTTCTGGCCACCGGCTTCCAAGCATACGCGGACGGCTTTAGCTGGTTCGGTTGGACCGCGATCGGTACTGGACTCATCGTCGGCGCAATTTTCGTGTTCGTTGCTCTCAAGCCAGAACGTGACGAGCACCGGCCTTAACTATTTACCGGAGCAATCGCGCTCACGAGCAAATATACGTCGCGGACGTCGAGTCGGTTAACGCAAGGCGCAAGCTTGCGCACCACCTCAGCCTGTTCCAGCCCGACCGCAACCAGCTCGTCGCAGAACCACGCATCCGGAGAGCGCCAGTCGCGATTGACCGCGAACGCAACGATTGCCAGCTTGTCGTAAGGCTTGCCGAGCTGCGCCTTGAGGAAATCCCAATAGGCGCGTTCCTTGTAGTACGGCACCGCGATCACGACGCGCTCGACGCGCGAGAATTTCTCGTAGTTTGGCGGGCGAATTGCTACGCCACCATCAAGCCGCGCGCCAAGCAGCCGGCCGTCATCCATGACGGAGTCGACGTGCGAGCACCACCCGCGTTGAAACGTGCGGATGGCCCACGAACCGGGATCGCTGCAGGTTACGAATTGAAGCGTGATCGCGCCCATGTCATCCTCAATGCGACCCGAGCATTGCCGCGCACACTTGCCTAATTGCCGTTTGATGATCGCCGTGCTAGCGTGGGCATTGCATAAGTCTTATCAGCTAAAAAAATGGAGACGGGAGATGGGGACACGACGAGAGTGGTCGAGCGGTGACGAGCGTGAACTTAAGGCCTTGGCACGTCAGAAGACCCCGGCACGGATCATCGGCCGTCGGCTCAAACGAACCGAAGGGGCGGTGCGACAGAAGGCGTTTTCGCTGGGTTTATCGCTCCGGGCCAATCGAGGAAAGTCGCTGCGATCGAAGTAAGAGGCCACACGGAGCCCGGCGACCCGCCGGGCTCCGTTTTTGTTTGCAGATGCCACGGGAATGGCCGCTGCAAGTCGCCGTATTGGCACGCTTGCCTAATTGTCGTTTGACGGTCGCGGTGCTATCGTAGGCGCTAACCGGTAGCGGCATTTCTCCCGCAGCCGCGGCGGTCAACGGGCGAGCGTGCAAGGCGCTACAAGGCGAGGTTCTGGTTTTTCGCTACCGGGGGAGAACGCGCGACTGTCGAACCCAGTGAAACCGCGCAAGGCCGCCGCACTTAGGCGCCTCCCGACGCCCCATCAGTGTCGGGCGCCTGTCGCTTTGCGATTGCGTTTAAACGCTCTGTGATCCGCGCCCGATGGTCGGTCACCTCGACCGGCCGACCCTCCGGCCCGCTGATTTCCTGACGATCAACAAGCATGTTGAGCAGCTTCGCAAGCTGCGCCATTGCCGCCAGCTTGTCGTGCAGCTTGACCTTGGTGGTGCGGCCGTTCTTGCCGTACTCGGTGGCAACCTCAGAAATGGCGACCTTTTGCTCGTCGGTCAGATCCTCGGACGGCAGCAACACAAACGTGCCGTCTGCGTCCCATGAGCCGATATCGGCCAAATTAGTGTCGATGATTGCGGCGAGCTTATCGACGATCCACGACTTGGTGACGCCGGTGCGCTTGCGCAGGCACAGCTCGATAGCCTCCCGCACATGCGGCCGGTTGAACACGTCAAACGCACGTCGGTTCGCCGTCGCCTGCGTATAGCCGGCATACTTGGCAGCTTCGCGCTTATTGAGCGTTTGCAGATAACCCTCGACAAAGAGCCGTTCTTTGTCGCTGAGTTTCTTGGCCCACTCGTCGGACGCGCTCGCGGGAATAGCAGTATCTTTCGGCTTCACGCTGGCGCCTGACAAGTTAGATGCGTCCACAAGCTGAGCTGCTGGCCGTCCGACGTGGCCGCGACGCATTGCAAGCGATAGGTGACGCCAGCCACCATGCCGCCGACCAATTGCGACACCGCAGCGTTTGCTGCGCCGGTCTGCAGCGACGTGGTGTTGGACGATGAGCCGACCACGCGCGAGCTTGGCGATGGGTCGGTGCCGGACACGACCGCGCAAGTAACGTTTGCGCTCGTGACGGTGGCGCCAGACGCCAAGATCAAGCCGTAGTCAAACGTGACGGTCTCAAACTCAACGGTGGCGTCGATAGCGGGCGCAAGAGAGTTAGTCTGTGACATGGTATTTGATCGCCCAACCGCCACCCGGCTCCGGTCGCCGGCCGTTGCTGTCTTGACTCGCTCGAAAGCCGTTGCGGCCATCGCACGTTGCTTGGCCGTTGCCGCCTTGACCCGAGTGTCACCGATTGCCGCGGCGACGCGCCGAACCGCGACCGCGAGCAGATTTGGGTTGCTTACAAGCCGGACGGCGATAGAGACCGCAGCGCGACCAGCCGCCCGCCCGGTTGCGGTAGCGGACAGCGCCCGGAAATGAGCAAAGACCGACAGGCCGCCGTTGCTAACGGCTTGCGCAGCCGTTGACGCTTTCAGGTACGCCCGTCCGACGAGGCTGGAGCTTCCGGCCGCCTTCGTCGCGGTGATCGCGGACAGGTAAACCCGCGCGAACAAACCGCCGCTCGTCCGCGTCTTCGTCGAGCCGCTCGCCGCGAGCCCGACGCGGCCGATCATGCCGCCGGTGGCGGAGGCCCAAGCGCGCGCCGTCGAGCGCATCGCGAGCGCGCCGGTAGCCGTTGCGCGAGCCGCCGCGTGCGCGGCAGTCGTGGCGATCAAGCTGGCGCTAGCAGCAACGCCCGTGCGGGCTGCTGTCTTAGCTGCGCCGACTGCCGAGAGCCCGACGCGGCCCGCGAGAGCCCCCGAGCCCTTAGCCATGCCGACGCTGGCAACGGCGAACGAAATCAGATTGCCTGTCGCCGAATGCCCGGCCCGCGCGGACGCAAGGAACGCGCTACGTGCGAGTATTTGCGCGGCCCCTATGACGGAGGCCCGGCCGCTCGACAACGCACGAGCGGCGCCCTGTAGCGGCAAAGGATAGGCGCCTGCGCCGAGGCGCGCGCTTGCGCCCGCTGCCGCCCGAGCGACTAGCGCGACGGCGCGGGTAACGCTGGCGCGTGACGAAAACTCGACACCTCCGCGAGCCATCAAGCCGGCGGCGCCGTTTAAACGCGCTTGAGACGAAACCTCGGACGCGCCGCGCGCGAGCAGAGGAATTGTACCAACTAGCGCCGCGCGCCCTGTCGCAAGCGCCCGGGCAGCGGCGTGGAGCGCCATTAACCCAGCGGAACCTGCAGCGCTTATGCGACCCGAAACCGCAGAGGCCCCGCGAGCCACCAAATGGGTGACGCCCGAAACGGTTTGGTGACCGCCTGCCTGCGCTGAGCCTTGAGCGCCGAGCCCTACGCTTCCCGTAAGCTTGCCCGCCCCGGTCGCCGTTTCCGTGCCGCGCGCGGTAAGCTTGGCTGCGCCGGTAGTGGTGGCATTCCCTGACGCTTCAGTCGCACCACGCGCCGACAGCGGCATCCTTGCAATTGGTAACCCGCGCGCCTTAGTGACAAAGCGCAGAGCAGCGCCGAGTGCGGCTCGATTGATGTTGAAGCGCCCCGACGCCCTTGGCGCCCCGCGCGCAAGCAGCGCCGCCTTTCCGGTCGGCGCGGCATGAGCCGCGGTGGCAACGTTCAACGACGCGGTTAGCGCAACATTTCCGCCGGCTGACGGGAGTTCCTCGGTGAGGCCATAGTAGCCGTACACATTAGATCCTCAACATCTTCCAGGCAAAGGTGCGCCCGGTCCCGGCCGTCTGCTTAAGCGTGCACTTGATGCTCTGATCCGAAGCTACCGGCGGACTTATTTTGTGATTGTTGATCTGGCCGTGCTGATATGTGCCCTTCCACGCCTGCGTCAGCGTTCCGCCGGAAAGCGTGATCGTGTAGACGCGGATTTCGAGCAGGTCGCCGAGCGCTAGGTTGCTCGTATCGACCTCAAGAACAAAGGTGCCGTTGTTCGTATCTGTGGCCAGCGCGGTCTCTGTGCCGATGGTGAGCGCCGTCGTGGTGCCGCTGTCGGACAGGGTCCAGCTCATTTGTAAATTCCGTTGAAGCCGACGTTGAGGGACCAGCCCGTAGCGGCCGACGTTATCCGTGTGGCGATTCTGGTGCCAGATGGGATAGGCACCCAGTAAATCGTGGTAACCGGCATCGTCGCTTGGAATGAGTTGTTATAAAATAGACAACTCGGCACTATTACTTGCTCAGACCCGCTGGCACCGATCGCGATGTCCGCGTATCCTGGATAGTCGTTAGTGGGAAATGCGGCTCTAAAACTCAGAAAAAACCCCGCATAGTCTCTGCCCGAGGACGCTATCAGTTGAGTGTACGCGCCGGGCGTGTTTGCTGTGCTGCCCGCTGCTACCGCGGTGCTCGTTGTCGAGCTAGCTGTAAATCCAACCCCTTCGACGCCCGCCATGCCTTCAGTGTCGGCGAACGCTCCATCAAACAATTGCAGCGTCACGTAAGAGGTTATCGACGCGGCGGTGGCTTGTGCTCTTGCGGCAATCCTCGTCCCGGCGGGAATGCTGCATGGAATTGGGAAATTGATAACGTAGTCGTATCCGACGCCAACGCAAATTTGGTGCGCAACCACGACCTCGCTGCCGGCGGGGCCTACACCGATGTCCAATGCAATATTGTTGTAGGATCCGGTATTCCAAATATTAACAACCATCCAGCATGTGTCAGCGGCCGTTGCTGCCGTCAATTGCGTCCACGATCCGAGAGCATTGGCGGTCGCGGATGATGCAACAGCAGTGCCGTAAGCCGTGGAGCTGGTAGCTGCTGCGCCCGCCGCTTGGCCGTTGCACAGCTCAATACCGGGCGGAAACCCACCGGACATGTTACTGACTCGGCTGACCGGACAAGATCAAGGTCGCGTTCGCTTGCGTCAGCAAGCTAATCGACACGAGATAGTTGATGCCGTTCTGCACAACCGGGTCGTTCAGATTGACCTGCTGCGCCGTAGTAATGGCCATCAGGAATTGCGTGACCCTTTGGTCGGTGCTGGCCTGAATGGCAGCATGCTCGGCCGGCGTAAACAGCAAGATAAACTGATAGGTCGGAATCCACTTGGGCGCGACTGCTGCGTTTACCGTCACCACGGTCTTGCTCGACGCGCTCCAAGCGTGCGTAGAGTCGAGCGCAGGCAGCCCCGAGACCGACGCGAGCCCATTGACCGCAAGCGTCGCCGCGGGCGCCACCGGGTCGGTGTCGTTCTGGCACCACGAGACGAGCACGCCCGTCGTGGTGTTATAGACGTAAATGGCCATATCAAGCCGCGCTGACGACCAGCGTGCCGTTCGCGAAAGAGGCCGTGACGTTCGCCGGAATAGACTGCTGCGTGACTTGGCGGAACTGGCCGGCGCCCGTGGTGGTCGTTGTGACGCCAGCGTTAAAGGTGTTGGTGCTGGCGCCGGCGGTTGTCAGAAGGCCGGCCCACGAGCCCGAAGTTGTTGCCAGCGTTCCGCCGAACTTGGCGGTCACAACGATCGAGTTGCCGTTTGCCGGCACGTCGGTGGCACTGTCGGTCGTCATCACGCCGGGAGTTGCGGCCGTGCACGTGAACGGAACCCATTTGTAGTTGCCGAGATAGTCCCAGCAAATCAGGTTGCCGGACGTCGCCGCGTCATAGATGCCCCACGCGACCACGGTGCCCCAAGAGGCAGTCGCCTGCGCAAACGAGATCGTTGCGTTTGTGTTGGTGGCGCTAGCCGGCGTGGTGTTTGGTTCGGTGCCGCTCGAAGCTGCCGCAGCCGGCCACGCAGAGAACACCAGGGAGTCAGTCGTGCCCGAGCTGGCATGCGCTGCGGCTGCCGTCAAGGTCAGCGTCGTGCTGCTATAGCTCGACACCGTCCCGATCAAGGCGCCGGCCGTCACGTCATACACGTTCATGCCGGCAACAACCCAACCGGGGTTGGCCGTGCCCATCGTGATCGTGGTCGACGACGTCGTGAACGCAGCCGCTGCCGCGATGGCGCCAGCCACCTGTACGCGCGCATAGCCGGTGCCGGAAACCTCGGTGCCGCCAGTGCCAGCGTCCGCGGTCGGTGCCGCGGTGAATAGCGCGAGATAGCGCGAAGCGAGCGCCGGCATAGGTGAGCTGCCGGTCATAAAGTTGAGGACTGCTTG